CAAAGACATGAGGTTGTACAATAGCGTCATGGAGGATTCGCAGAGACTTGTCCAAGTCATTTCTTGCGTCGTCGGTAAGTATAATACCGGTTCTATCACAATGGGAACTGGTGACCTTACGATGAAGCACAAGGAATGGATAGACTACAAGCTCAAGACGCGCAATGGTGACTGTGGTTCCGTGTTGTCAATGTTTTCTGGTGACAATCACGGCGGCCGCTTGATTTGTGGCATGCATGTTGGAGGTAAGACCTCCTACAACCAGGGTTACGCTCAGATTATTACCAGGGAGGTTCTTGACCCACTTATGGACGCAGTTGAGTCGAAGTCGGCTCCTGCTTACGACATTGAGTCTACTTTTGAGGAGACTCGTCTTGAAGCAGGCCTCGAAGTCCCAGAATCGTTCAAGATCGCTCCAGGTTACGGCTTGCATGTCGGCGAAGATGTCGACATGAAGGTTGTCGTGGAGCTCGGCGATCTGGCTACTGAGAGGGAAGTTGAGGTTAAAACTCTCGGCTGTTTCTCAAGTTACGAGGAGCTTAATTGCAAGATAAGCATGCCTATCAGGACTTCCCTAGTTCCCACTGAGCTTTATAAGAATAAAGCTTTTGATCAAATGGTCCCAGGCTACGACTGTTCCCCAGTCAAGCTTAGTCCATATTGGGATGGCGACAAACGTGTCTGTCCCATGGTTGAAGCTATGCGTCCTTATGCCATTCCTCCACAGAGTGTCAATGTGTCTATGGTCAAGAAGGCCGTCTTCGTCGCTATGCGTCCATTCTCTGATAGTACTATCAAGTACAGTGGAGATACTTGGACTGTCCAGGAGGCTATCCTTGGGCGTAGTGGGGTGGCATCTATCCCACGTGGCACTTCTGTAGGCCTTCCCATGGGATTAGCCCATAGGGACAAGACGTACTTTCTCGGTAAGGGTGATGATTATGACCTCCAAGGTCCTAATTATCAAAAATTTGAGAAAGAGGTGCGTGGTTATGTGTCAATGATGGAAAACCGTAAGAGACCGTACTTCATAGCTCGCGGATTCTTGAAAGATGAAGTTAGGCCTCCTGGTAAGGCCGCCCGCTACATCGCCGGTACCTCCATACATTACTACGTCCTTTGTCGTATGTACTTCGGTGAAATTGTGGGAGCTGCTATATCTGAGCTTAAGAGCCACGGCATGTGTACTGGTATCAATCCCTATCGGGATTGGGAATGGTTGCACAATTGGATTCTCAGGCCGGGTAACAAGTGTTGGGATGGGGACTTTAAGCAGTTTGACGCTTCTCAGTCTCCAGAGATGTTGTGGTGTTGCTGCGACTTCATTATTAGCTGGTATACAGCTAGAGGCGCTAGTGACAAGGACAACAATGTGCGAAGGATTCTCTTCACCGACCTTATTAAGAGCAGACACGCCGTTGGTGAGGGTGCAATGTCCACCCATGTCGTTGATTGGCAAAGATCTTTGCCCAGTGGCCATTTCCTCACTGGCTTCGTGAATTCCATGATGTCCATGTCTTGCCTAGCATATGCTTATATTAAGCTCTTAGGTAGATATGACTTCTGGGAAACCTGTTCTGCAGCGACACAAGGCGATGACAACCTTTGTTGCGCTAGTGACACAGTCATTGACGTATTCAACCAGGTTAGTGTCGCTAAGGTTTTGCGTGACGACCTTGGTATGGTTTATACTGCTGGAAGGAAGGGAGAGGAACTTAAGCCCTATCTTTCTATAGATGAGGTTGTTTTCCTTCAGCGGACCTTTCGCAGGGTGAAGGATAGGATCGTTGGTCCTATCCGTTTGCAGTCCTGTTTGTGTAACATGTATTGGATCAACAAGGGTGATTATGACTACACCCGATCCACGCTATGTGACATAGCCGAGGGTAACTTATGTGAGTTGTCTTTGCACGGCAATGATACATTTTTACGCGGATATGCTTTGATGAAACCGTATCTTGACGCGTACAATTACACCCCGCGCTTTGATATTAGTAGTTTCGATTCGTATTTCTCCATTACGGTGGAGAAGGAGGGCTACGGATTTTGATACGTGTTCGCAAATACGCCATTTGGTGGGGTCAAATCGAGCTCTAGAACATAACCGCCATTTGGGACAGGGCGTTCGACGTGAAAGTGTTGGTATTTACCTTACTACTCAGGCGCACTTTAAAAGCCAGAGAAGTAGAGCACCTTCACGGTGCTTAAGTTGACACCGTGTCGTATGT